GAGTTGATGGCTCATGATGTCCCTCTGGGATGCGCTCCGGATGAATATGATGATCTCATATCAGGAACTTGTTCGCACCTTCCTTAGCAAAGCAGGTAAACAATTTGCCACCGTCAACACAAGAAACGGTTAATCCATCAAACTGACGGGTTTCAATGTTAACACTCAAGTCAATGCCACGCTTTAGCATTAACTCTGTGAGCAAATCTTCTTCACTACGGCCTTCAAGGATTGGGCTTACATAGGCATCAATCTGTTCTGAAAGGGTTTCTGCTGTGGCTTCCCACGGACGGATATTAGATGTATCGAGTTTGAAAACACGAAAACCAACGTCACCTTTCCACTCTGGATTGTCTTCACGAACCTTTTTACCCGCGCGGCGGAGGCGTTCTTTGGTTAGTTCTGATATTGTATGGTATTTTTCATCATCTATTTTTTCAGGTAATTGCACAGCAATATATCGGCGTGAACCACTGTCAGCAATATTTTTATTCAAAGTTGCGTGAGCCGTGGTACCTGACCCAGCGAAAAAATCTAGGATAATACTATTTTTATCATTGGTTGTTGCTAAATGTAATATTCTATCTAATAATCTCAATGGTTTAGGCGTGTCAAAGAATACAGATTCTCCCTCCATGAGTTTTTTTAGTTCCTGTTTGGCCTCTTGATTATGGCCACATTCTTTATATGACCACCATGTTGTAGGAACAACACCATCTTGGACCTCAGTCAGGAATCTTTTGATTGATGGAACATTATTACCATTTTCTCCAAACCAAATTTTATTTTCTTTACACAATTCTGCAAAACGTTTTTCAGAAACCTGCCAGCATCTACTGGCGGGAGGAGTTACAATACGTCCTGATGGTGTGGTAATTGAGTAATCATTAGCCTTGGAATAAGTTTTGACTGATAAATCTACAGACTTCCAAACTCCACGAGGGTCATTGTCGGGGTTTTTATACGCTGCATTTTGTTCGTCTGATCTTGGTAGAAAATCTATGTTCCAACCATTTGAATCATTTTTTGAATTCTTCCGTTGCTTTGCATATACTAAAATATGATCATGCATATCACTAAAATATGTGGCATCATTTTGTGGTGAGTATTTTTTTTGCCATACAATATTAGCAACAAAGTTCTCTTCACCAAAGATTTCCGAGCAAACTTTTTTTAAATTATCAACTTCAGCATCATCAATGGAAATGAAAATAACTCCATCTTCTTTCAACAAGTTTCTTGCAAGTTTTAAACGTGGGTAAATCATATTTAACCAATCAGTATGGTAACGTCCACTGGTTTCTGCGTTTGTGGTGATTCGTACCCCATCTTCTGTTTGTCCTGTCATTTCAAGATAATTTTTCATGTTATCTTGGAAGTTATCAGAATAAACAAAATCTTTACCGGTATTGTAAGGTGGATCAATATAAATAAGCTTAACTTTTCCGGCATAACTTTTTTGAAGAAGCTTCAATACTTCAAGGTTATCACCCTCGATCATGAGGTTCTTGGTGTTATCCCAATCAACGCTTTCATCTTTACATGGGCGTAAGGTGCCACGGGAAGGGGTAAGAGCAAGCTGACGAGCCTGACGCTTACCATGCCAGTTCAGGCCATAGCGTTCTTCTTTTTCGTCTACATTTTCACCCAAAAGCTGTTTTAAAACGTCAAAATCAATGCCGTTTTCATTAAAGGCTTCAGGAAACAATGATTTAAGTTTGGTGATGTTATCGGCAGTGATATTCATTGATTGCAGTTCGGGCATTTCAGGCGAAAGTTTGTTCATTGACCATTCCACGTATCTGTATCAGGTTACTGTGTGATGGGGGATATTTTACGGTAAATAGTGCATTTCATCAATGAACAGTGTGCTACAGATTTCTTTTTAAATCATTATGTTAATGCATTTATTGAATGTCCTGTCCTTGTATTAGTACAATTAGCTTTTATGCGTCTACCAAACATTATCAGGATGTGATGATGGCTAAACTGAACAAGAAACAACTTGCTTTACTCAAGGAAATGCCTGCCGATCAACTCATGCAAATAATTTGTGATATTGCAGAGAATAATGGTCAGGCAAAATCCTTTATTATTAATAAATATCTGTTAACTCCAGAAGAATCACTGAAAAAGGCTGAGGCTGAATACAAAAGGGTAATTAAAACAAAACGCTTTTATGATTATTATGAAGCAGCGGTTTTTTTTGAGGGGCTATACAGGAATGTCATATTTCCACTTGAAAAGACGGTATCAACGCTGCCTGAAAAAACCGAGGCGTTTTGCCATGATTTACTGCTCTCATTTGATAAAATCAGCGAAATTGCTGATACATCAGATGGATCATGGATGGACTATTATAATGGTGCTGTCGAAACATGGTTAAAATCCCTGTCCCTACAAAAAGATAAAAGCATTGATGTTATAGCGGATAAAATACTTTCCGTGCTTAAAGGTGATGTATATTTTAACTTTGATATTTTTGATAAGTATAAAAAAGAGCTTGGATACAATGTTATTCGTGCTTTAAGGGAAAGTCTTCTTAAGACAGGTAATGTTAATTATGCTGTTGAGTTAAGTCTGTATATCAGGGATGTTGATTTCATCAGGCAATGCTTTGAGAAAAGAAAACTGAACCAGCCAGAATACATCATTAAGTTTGCTGAGTTGCTGGTTGATGAACTGTGCACTGAGGAAGCCATTCAGGTTCTCAATAAAATCAAAGAAGATAAATCAGTTGATCAGGCAGGGCTTCGTGATAAATGGACTGAGGTGTTGGCTCTGGCGTTGATTGAAGAAGGCGAGATTCAGCAGGCAAAAACAATTTGTATAGACGGATTTAAGAACAGGTGTGATGTTATTTTTTATAATATCTATAATCGGGTAGAGAAAAATAATGACTCACTGGATTTGTTCTCTGGCATAGCAAAGAACAAAGGCTTTCCGTTTGTTATTCTTTTCTTGTCCGGGACGGATAGTTATGGAAAACTTGATTCTGAAGTCATGAATGCGAGTGAAAATGAAATCGCAGAGATGATGTCTTTATTACGCGGTTCTTTTGTTCGTACTTTATCGAGTGAACTTTACAGGCATGGTTATGCATGTTCTGCAACTCTGCTCCGTAGAGTTCTGGCAGAGGACAGTATCAGTCGTTCTCAGAGTAAATACTACACCTATGCAGCATCTGATATGAAAAAAAGCATTGATTACAGTAAAGATATTACATGGACTGAAAAAATCCCTTCTACAGAAGAGTATTTAAAATCCCTGTTTATTGAGCACAAAAGAAAATACGCACTCTGGGAAATAATGCTGGAAAAAATCGCTGGTTTAGTGATAGAGAAAGATTCAGTATCATATTCAGCATAGAGTGTAATTAAGCATGAAGTTGAAAGGCCGCGAACGGCCTTTCCCTTTATTTATTTGAAGCAAACTCAAACGGCCTTACCATACCGTTTCTGCTTGCATCAAGGTAGTCAGCCCACCATTGGAGCATCAGACGGCGTTGATCAAGGTGTTTAGCCTTGTGGGTATAAGCAGCACGGACGCTGTTGCTTTCCTTATGGCTCATTTGAAGCTCTACAGCGTCTTCTGACCATAGCCCGGACTCAATTAAGGCACTACAGGCCAGAGTGCGGAAACCGTGTCCACAGATGTCCTGCTTCGTGTTATATCCCATATTACGCAGGGCTTTGTTGATGGTGTTTTCACTCATGGGTTTAAACGAGTCATAACAGCCAGTGAAGATTAATCCATCATCATGGCCTTCTTCATAAGTCAGTTGTCGGATCTCTTTTAGTATCCTCATAGCTTGCTTACAAAGGGGAACGAAGTGCTTACGCTTCATTTTGGCACCACGAGTCGAATGTTTGACGTTTTCAATTGCTTCACGCTGTTCGGGTATCACCCATAACTTACTTTTGAAATCAATTTCAGACCAGCGAGCGAAACGAAGCTCACTGGAACGAATGAAAATCATCAGATTGAGCTGTATTGCCAGTATGGTTAACCTGCGGCCTTTGTATTCGGCAATTTTGTTCAGTAGCTGGGGTATTTCTTCCAGCTCAAGTGCAGGGCGGTGTTCAGTTTGTGGTTTCTGAACTGCACCTTCCATATCATAGGCTGGGTTATGGCGTATCAGCTTTTGCTGGACGGCATGACGCAGGATTGCCGTAATGTATTGTTGAATGCGCATGGCAACTTCAAGATAACCAAGAGCCTCAACTTTTTTCACCGGAACCAGCAGATCACCCGTATCCAGTTCGGCAACATCTTTGTCACCGATTACCGGGAAGACATAAGTTTCAAGGCGCTTCCATACGGCATCGCCATAATCATCAGACCATTTTGTTTTCGTGGAGAACCACGCTTTGGCTACTGTTCTGAAGGAGCGTGTATTATCACGTTTGGCTTTAAGCTCTTTAACCTCTGCCTGTTTCTTTGCATTAGGGTCAATACCCTGAGCCAGAAGCCTTCTGGCCTCGTCACGGCGTTGTCTTGCGTCAGAAAGAGAAACTGCAGGGTAAACACCAATAGAGAAGAGTTTTTGTTTCCCTTCGAAGCGGTAAGCCATTTGCCAGTATTTCGAACCTTTAGGGGTAACACGAAGGAACATACCAAAGCCATCAGTAAGCTTGTATTCCTTCTCAAGGGGTTTTGCATTTTTTGCTTTAATATCAGTCAGTGACATGAAAACACCCCCTCATTTGTTGGTAAAAGGGAAATCGAACCAGCATTACCAGCATTTTTACCATCAAAATGATATGGCTTCGAGTGGTTTTTAGTGAACGAGGGTGAACGACTGAGAGGGGATAACCAATTGATAGAAATGCAGAAAGCAGACGTTAGTGAACGTCTGCTTTCTTGAAAATGGCTCCTCTGACTGGACTCGAACCAGTGACATACGGATTAACAGTCCGCCGTTCTACCGACTGAACTACAGAGGAATCGTGTGAACGGAGCGCATATTACTTAGCGGTACCTTGTCTGTCAACACTAAATTTCATAAGCCATTTCAATTGGTTAATTAATCTGCAAAGTTGTTAATTAATGAACATTCGTCGCCGAAAACGAGTCTGTATCATTAGCGTGATGCAGTCTCTGCAAAGGATCTTGTTGATAAAATTGACAGAAATGTTGCCACAATGAAGGGAAACGAGGAGCAAAAAGTTCTGGGGCGCTAAAGAAATATTCAGAAAGTACGGCAAAACATTCAGCAGGATCACTGGCAGCATAAGCATCAATGCTCGCCGCATTCTCACCAACTAATTCGATTTCTTCCTGAATGTTGTTCATTGCAGCATGAAGATCGTGTTCCCAGCCAGCAACCTCACGCAACGAAATAAAGGGAACTCCGCTGGCGCGATCGCCGTTACGGGTGTCCAGCTTATGAGCGACTTCATGAATAATCAGGTTAAAACCAGATGCATCAAAAGAATCTTGTATATCCAACCAGTTCAAAACGATAGGCCCTTGCTGCCAGCTCTGACCTGACTGAACAATACGTTGGTTATGCACCAGACCGATATCGTCTTCCCATTCATCATCGACCACAAATGGCGCAGGATAAATTAAGACTTCATGAAAACCATCCAGCCATTCCAGTCCTAACTCCAGAACGGGTAGGCAAAATAGAAGTGCTATCCGGCAGCTTCTTAATGAATCCAGTTCAAAGCCCTGTAAAGGAACAAGCCGCTTTTGCTGTAAAAAACGTTCGGCAAGAGTGACTAATTTGCTTTGTTCCTGTTCCGTCAGACCCGTTAAAAGGGGGATCGATAGTGCTTCCTGCCAGGGAAGGGCAGTTTGATGTGCTGATTCTTGTACTTTCCAGGGCCACTTAATCATCGTTTTGCTCGCAAACTCGTCACTTGAACAAAATTGCACGGACAGGGACTGTTAAAATGCCAAATTTCCTGGCATCATGGCAACCATCTGAACGGAGAGATGCCGGAGCGGCTGAACGGACCGGTCTCGAAAACCGGAGTGGGGGCAACTCCACCGGGGGTTCAAATCCCCCTCTCTCCGCCAAAATTCAATCACTTATACATCATTAAGTCAGTGACAAAAATCACACTTGGAATTACTTGGAATATTTTCTTGGAATATTTTCAGGTAACGGGACATCAAGTGTCGGTGAAACTTTAACCTTCCTGTCATAGATTAGCACTTGCCCCTCGGTTTTGTGACCAGAGAAAAGTTGCTTATCCCGACTGCTTCCTTCATAGTCTGAAATTCCTTTCGCCTTCAGATCATGAAAGGTGAAGTCGGTTAAAATACCTGAAATTTTGCCTGCGCGATTTCTTGCTTCTACCCACATTTCGTTAAAGCCTTTGTACATATATCGGTTGCCGTATTGATTACTGATTACATAGGCGGATGTTGGTAACTGTTTTGCTTTTTCGATCGCCGCCTGTAATCGTGGACTCCATGCTTTTATCTGTTTTTTTCCTGTTTTCCCTTGCTGGATAAAGATTCCGTCGTTTCCAATCTGCTCCCATTTCAGCGATAACACATCGGAAACCCTCGCTGCACACAGATAGGCAATTTCCATTGCGATAAAAACAGGAAGAGGTGCAACGCTTAATACTGCCTGGTATTCTTTGTCGGTTACATATCGTTCGCGGTTTTTGGCCTTGAATTTACTTACACCTGCACATGGGTTAGCCTTCACGTACCCTCGCTCATACCCCCAACTGTAAACGCGGGACATACTGCTTTTTTCATGGTTGGCTTGCGTTTTACTCTGTTCCCCTCTCTTGTCCATGTATCGACGGATGTGTTCTGGTTTTATGGAATCTGCCGGCACCTTACCGAATACGGCAAGCAACTTTTTTTGATGTTGCAGATAATCTTTTTGTGTTCTTGGACTGAGGTCACTGTAATAGGCGCTGGCGAGGAATTTTTCCCACAAGCGACCGAATGTCATTGCACGATCGCGATTATTTACAGTTTCCTCATACTTTTTCCATAAAGCAGCTAAACCATCCTTGATGGCGGTTAGTGTGACAGATTCTCTGGATGTTGGTTTCCATACATAACTATATTTATTTGGGTATACATTTGGAGGTAGTTTTTCGTGTTCAGGATTTTTCCTTCGTCTTCCCATTAGATTGCACCAAAATTCGGCTCTACCTCGCGTGGTGGTAAAGTTTTATTGCAGGTAAATAGATCCCGGCTGACAATCGGTTTGCCACTACGATTGGTATAGAACGGAAGCCCGTTTTCCGTTAACCATTTTCGCTGGTGGCTTGCATATTTGCAGCCCGTTAATATTAGCAATTCATCTTCGGTTAAAAATAAGTTGCTCATAGCTATATCTCATAACCGCCGCTAACTATATACGGTTAGCGGCAATTAGGGTTGAACATTAAAAATCAGCCTGACTCGGGATCAGTTTTTGCCAGATAACTGAAACGTATTTTGCCTGGTAACGGGCGTCATCAAGTGCATTATGGCGCTCACCTTCGAATGGAATAGCCGTTCTGGCATCGAAGTCTATGGCTTTCCCCAGCTCAACGATTGTGCGTACATCGCGATCGTTGTAGTAACGCCACGGGCAGGGGATCCCCTGCCGTTCGTATGAACGGCGCAAAATCGTGTTGTCGAAGTTGGCTCCATTTCCCCAGACCTGAACAAAAAATTCACCGGAGTTTTCGTCGATAAATTCCCGCAATTGTAACAGTGCATCATCTAACGGGATTTCATCGGTCATAATGGCAGATTGCGCTTCGCGTGATTGCTTAAGCCACCATTTAATGGTGTCCCGATCAATGACTCCGCCAGCAGTTTCCAGATCGATAGTCTTACTAAATTCCGGTCCCATATCTCCGGTTTGCGGATCGAAAAATATTGCACCTATTGAGATGATCGGGGCATCAGGATTTTTTCCCATGGTTTCAAGGTCGATCATTAGATGGTCACACGTCCTGCTGGTGGATGTGATTTCTTGATGACCGTTCACCTTAATTGAGTGATCTGCCGTCTCGCCAGTTTCATTATCGCTATCGTGATGCTGATTGCCGCCAGTGTTCTCCTTGTGTGGATGTTCAGCGCCTTCCATTTTCTCCGGATCATCTTCCTGAACTTCAACCTGATACTCTTCATCGAATGTTTCCTGGTATGTTGCGTCGCCCATCACNGCGCCACAATCAGGGCAGTTGCCGCCGCCGGTCTGACCGCAGGCGGTGCAGACTTTTTCCACTTCCTGTTGCGCCACTGGTTCAGGCTGTTTCGTTTCTGGCTCGTTTTGTAACGCATTTGGGCTGTTTTGTTCCGCTTTTTGGTAGTTCCGTTCCGATTCATGCTGGTTCTGGTTTACAGAATCGCGGGTCTGGATCCCCTTAACCCATTTCGGATCATTCGGGTCGCTAATCCCTGCAACAAATTCTCCGCGAGAGGCAGCAAGCAACTTATCGGCGTCAGGCTGGCTGATATTGGCTGCCTGCATAATTTTGTTTACTTCGTCAGCGGTAACTTTTACCGGCTCTGGTTGTGCGGTCGTGTCAGATGCACCAGTATTTTGTTGTGAACCTGAGTATGTACTGTTTTTGCGGGCGAAATATTCTTCTTTCGTGATTTCAGTAGCCCCGGCAGCCAGTGCCTTATCCAGACCAGAAAGTTTGTTTGCGCGACCGTATTTTTCGCCATCCTTGTCGGTGAAGAGGAAGTAGAACGGCCCCTCACGCTCTACAGATGGTTCGACTTCCACTTTGCATTCGGTTTTTTCGTTGTCCGGAATTGCCGTTTCCACTGCATCAGTTTCTGGTACTGACGACGAGAGAGTATCAGTTGCGCTCTGATTTGTTCCTTCATCTTCAAACACGCCCTTTGTAGTCAGGTATTCAGTAATGTATTTGTTCAGTGCCACAGGGTCTTTGTGAATGTCGATCGGACGTTCACGGACAAGGCCAAAAATAGTCTGGCGGTCGTAGCGAAGGGCATCAGGCTGTTTGCGCATTGATGCCGAGATACGCTTCCAGTCTTCGCGGTCGTTGTCGATAACTTCATTTTTTGCCCAGCGATGGATGCTGCCGTCAATGTTTCCGGCATCCACATCACCAGGCCAGAGAGCGTAGGCCAGTTCGTCATCCAGTGTTTTCCATGTCTGCTTGTATTCGCGATGAATGGCAGCAATGACCAGGCTGATTTTTCCTGTTGAATTTTCAGTGTGCTGTTGATTGACTCTGGCGCGGGCGAGATCAACAACAGACGTGTATTTTCCGGTTTCCTTGCGTTCACCTTCGCGACGTTTTTTCCAGATGCGCATCTCTGCCTGAATTTCGGGCCATTTGGCACCAGGCTTACATTTATGCTTAACCCACCCGATGGCATGCAGCTTAAGCTCCGGATACATGGCGTTAACTTCTGGCATTTTCATCAACGCTTCAACGATATGTCCGTCGAATGTTGCCATGTCTTCCTGCAACAATTCCTGTGCGCTAATCACCATATCAACGGTGATGTTTTCACATGTGTCGAACTTAACCATGACAGCGTTCTGTACTTCAGGGGCCAGCTTGTCAAAAGTGACGTTCATCGGATCGGATTCAGTCTCAACCGGGACAAAAGAAGCAGACTCCTCATCCCAGCGGTTTTCCTGCATATATTCAGCATCCCATGAATCGAGGGCAGGGCGGGGTATGCCAGGTTTATCCTCGCAGACAATAAATTTATAAGCGCAGTCCTGAGCAGCCGGATAATGTTCCAGGAACTGCCAGTGAAATTTTGCTCGAGCACGGCGTTCGTCGCCAGCTTCAATGGCAGTGGCTACAGCGACTGCACCTTCTTCCTTTATTGCCTGTTCGTCCGGAATGGCGGCGCAAATAAAGACTTTACTCATTTTGTTTTACCTCATTACAGATTTAAGGGTGAACAAATCCCTGCCATTGCTGGCATATAAGAATGAAATCGGATGTTTATTACGGAACTGTTTTAAAGACCTGCCGGGATTTCGATATTATCCTGGTGAATAACTTTATCGACCGGGTAACAGTTACCGGGAATTTTCTGTTCGGTTGCTGCAGTCACACACTCCTGCATTGTCCTGTGAACGCTGACTGCAATATCAACTGGCTCTCCGGAAACAAGAAAAACTGTCAGAACAAGTGCAAATGCTGTATTCATTGCCAGCATCCTTTTTGTATCGGACGTAAACGGGCCAGCATTGAAAGAATGCATATTTTATTTAATAGCTCCCGTTCGTGTTTTCTCTTGTTAATGGCATCTTCAGTAAATACAGGGTTACTGATAGTGACACCAATTTCAAAACAACCTTCAGACGTATTAACGTTTGGTAATAACGTTTCCATTATCGCGTCCTCAACAATGAATTTTGTGATGCGGTGCCTGGTGCCTCCAGGTGACGTTAACCAGTTAACAATTAACGCCGGATACAGAGAATCCACCCATAACACTGTTTTTGGTTTTAACTGTTCCGCGTGCGCTCAGCCGCATTCACCGCATCACAAAATTCACTTTAAAAAGGGCGGCAGAGCAGTCACGGAGTAAAACTGATACCGCCAAACGTCACCAGAAAATTGATAACAGAGGGCGTTGCAGCGGGGTTGTCACTTAAGCGTATGGTCAACCTGACAACCCGGTGTCCTCAACGGGGAAGGAATAACCCCGCCATACTTACCGCCGCGCCATTTCGCGGATTGCCACAACCGGAAGCGCACGATCGAATTAAATTTAACGACGACCTATACAGAGAGACTAACTTCGCCGGGCGCTTTCGTGTTATGCCCTGACTTTTCAGGGATATATCCTTTTCAGTAAACTGTCAGTGCCGGATTCTTATCCGTGTCCGGCGCACGCACTCTACCTCACCTGTGAATAAATTAATGATTAATTGATATTTTGTTGTTTGATTCAACTTTCCCATCGGATGTGTGATGCTTTAAATCACAGGAATTAATACTGCTCGCTGTAAAATGATTTTCAAGGGGAGCTATTCGAATCCCTTTCTTTTTCATTAACAAGCCAAATCCTTTATTAATGATGTCCATTAATTCCATGAAGTATTTTTCATGTAAATCCTGGTTATCAGAGAGCTGCTTCTCTTCGTACAGACCGATAAAGGCACGACGCACGTTACCGGATATAGTATCGATGGTTTCTTTTTCTACGGTACTCAGGTCAAGAGTCGCCAGTTGAGAGCGAACCACATTCGATGCCATTTCCTGGAATGGTACTGGTAAATCTTTAAATTCCATCGTCAACCTCATCAGTCAGTGTTTCTGGTTAACCAGCGACGCGCGCCAGCTTCAGTTTTAAACGTTTTGCTTTTGGTATACGTCATCGCGGTGAACGTACCGTCCTGGTTGGGGAACACGCCACATACCAGAGATTCGCTGTTGCCAAGATCGATAGTATCCATGCTGACCTCATTTCCCCTTAACGCCGGGGTAGCGGAACAAAAACCTGCTGCATAGTTATTAAAGTTGAACCCTGCCGTCATGTTCTTACGCCTCGGGCTGGCTACTTAACCCCTGACCACTGCCTGGTAACTCGAGGTATTGCCCTGTATTGTGTGGGACGGGATGGGTTGGTATGGGAAAACTATAGGAAATGCCTAATTACTTGTCAATAGGCTATGCCTAATAATTTGGGCGCGACCTAATAGGTGATGGTTTGTGGGAGAGGTAGTAGGAGTTAACTAACGGGAACTAGGAATTTCCCGTCGGACCATATAAGTTTAAGTTCCTGTCTTGGTGATGTTCTGGCTTTTCCGTTTTGATTCTTGATTTTTCAGATAGTTAGCTACCTTCATTTCCATTGCGGCAATGTAGGCGCGAACGTCATGATCAACCCAACTAGGCTCCGTAGCATTTCCAGATAAGAGGAAAGCCACAATTGCTCTTTTTTCATCAGAGGCGGCTTGATAAAGGCTGTTTATGTCTAAAAGTTCACTTTTTGTATCTGAAGTGGATGGGGTTGGTATGGGGTATTCGTTAAGCCCCCAATGCTCTGGACCAACCACATCAGAAAAGAAACGCCATAGTTCTGGAAGTTTGTCTTTACTTATCGAACCTTTCTTAATCCAGTCATGGATTGATGGTGGTTGGACTTTGAAATGACGTGCGATTTCCGCCTTTGATTTGACGGCTCCTGATGCAATTTTTTTGTTAATGGCCTGCTCTATCGCTCGGCCTAAGTCTTTACCACTAAGCATTGCTTAATAGTCTCCTATGCGCATCGCGTTAGGCAATCCCTACTCTCGATGTGTTAGGCATAGCCTATTGATAATTGTATTAGGCTAAGCCTAATATTGTTGCGTGTTTTTTGGAGTTCATTCGATGAAAAAAGATAACTATTCATTCAAACGAGCTTGTGCTGTTGTCGGTGGGCAATCAGCAATGGCTAGGCTTTTAGGTGTATCTCCTCCAAGCGTAAATCAATGGATCAAAGGTGTACGTCAGTTGCCTGCTGAGAGATGTCCTGCGATTGAACGAGCAACAAAAGGTGGTGTCCTGTGTGAAGAACTTCGTCCTGATGTTGATTGGACATACTTACGACGCTCGTCATGTTATTCGCAGAATATGTCGATGAAGCAACCAAATGACGAAAACGATCATACCCGAAGCATCAAGAGGCAAATGATTCATGAAAATCAAACATGAGCACATCCGCATGGCGATGAATGCCTGGGCATACCCTGATGGTGAGAAAGTTCCTGCAGCTGAAATAGCCCGGACTTATTTCGAACTGGGGATGACGTTCCCTGAACTGTACGACGACAGCCATCCGGAAGCCCTGGCCCGTAATACACAGAAAATTTTCCGTTGGCTGGATAAAGACACCCCTGATGCTGTTGAAAAAATTCAGGCTCTGTTACCGGCGATCGAAAAGGCAATGCCGCCTCTGCTGGTAGCCCGTATGCGCAGTCACAGCTCTGAGTATTACCGGGAGATTGTCGAACGGCGGGATCGGCTGGTGAAGGATGTCGACGATTTTGTTGCGTCAGCGGTTGTTTTGTATGACCAGATGAATCGCGGCGGCCCGGCAGGGAATGCTGTGGTGATGCACTAAAAGCACGGTGTTCGGGGGTTTTATGAGCAGCAAGCTTCATGGTCTTGTCTGGGAAGGGTGCGCCTTCACCGGCATGATCTTATCCAGGGTGGCGGTTATGGCCCGTCTTGCAGACTACAGCAATGACGAGGGTGTGTCATGGCCTGCCATTGAAACTATCCGGCGTCAGATCGGTGCAAGAAGTGAATCCACAGTGAAATCGGCTATTGCAGAACTGGCGAAAGAGGGCTGGCTGACGAAGGAAGAGCGTAAGGTCGGTGGGCGTAATGTAAGCAATATCTATCGGCTTAATGTGGAAAAACTCGAAGCAGCAGCTGCGGCGGCGCGTGAGTCATATAAACCGAAAAGAAAAATTAGCCCGGCAAAAAATGACCAGTTAACAGTTGACCCGTCAAATATTGCCCCCTCAACGGTTGACCCGTCAAATTTTGATGGATCAACTGTTGATAAAAAACTGCCGATTAGGGGGGCGATGATTGACCCCGATCCGTCAGTATTAAAACCTGATCCGTCAGATAAAAGATCTTCTTGTCCGGACGCTTCGCAACCGGACCCGCAGACGGCTGAACAGGATTTTTTAACCCGACACCCTGACGCGGTTGTGTTCAGTGCGAAAAAACGCCAGTGGGGAAGTCAGGAAGATTTGGTGTGCGCACAGTGGATCTGGGGACGAATCGTGAGTCTTTACGAGCAGGCGGCCAGCTATGATGGCGAGATCACTAGACCGAAAGAACCCAACTGGACAGCATGGGCCAATGACGTTCGCACAATGCGGATGCTGGATGGCAGAACTCACAGACAAATTTGTGAAATGTTTGGGCGTCTCCAGCGGGATTCGTTCTGGGTAAAAAACATCATGAGTCCGGCAAAACTCCGGGAAAAATGGGATGAACTGGTTATCCGCCTGGGGCGTTCGCCTGCGCAGCGTTGCGTGAATCACATTTCTGAACCGGACACTGAAATACCGCCGGGATTCAGGGGGTGACGTGTCATGAAAAACATTGCGGCAGTTGGGGTTCTTGAACGTATTCGCAGACTTGCACCACAGGGGGCGGTTCCACCGTACCGGACGGTGGAGGAGTGGCGGGAATGGCAACTTGCTGAAGGACGAAAACGCAGCGAGGAGATTAACCGCCTGAATCATCAGGTGCGGGTTGAAAAAATCCTGAACCGTGCGGGCATCCAGCCGCTTCACAGGAAGTGCTCATTCGGGAACTACCGGGTGCAGAACGACGGTCAGCGCCATGCTCTGAGCCAGGCGAAATCCATTGCCGATGAATTGATGACCGGATGTACAAACTTCGTGTTCAGCGGTAAACCTGGTACCGGTAAAAATCACCTGGCAGCAGCGATTGGCAATCGGCTGATGGCGAAGGGGAGAAGCGTGATTATCGTCACCGTGTCCGATGTCATGAGCGTGTTGCATGACGGCTACGACAACGGCCAGTCCGGGGAAAAATTTTTACAGGAGCTTTGTGGAGTTGACCTTCTGGTCCTTGATGAAATTGGCATGCAGCGGGATACGCGCAACGAGCAGGTCACGCTGAACCAGATAGTCGACCGCAGAACGGCTTCGATGCGTAGTGTCGGAATGCTGACGAACCTGAATCACGCAGCGATGAGCACACTCCTCGGAGATCGGGTGATGGACCGTATGACCATGAATGGTGGTCGTTGGGTGAATTTTAACTGGGAGAGCTGGCGGTCAAACGTTGGATGTCAGGGTATGTGAGAATTTTTGACGAGGTAAATTTTCGATGGAAACTGTATTGCATGCACTGAAAGCGATGGGAAAAGCCAATTCTGTTGAACTGGCGGCGCGGCTTGATATCAGCCGTGAAGAAGTTCTTAACGAACTGTGGGAACTCAAAAAAAATGGCGTTGTTGATAAAACGGGTCACACCTGGTTTCTGGCTGTCGAAGGTGAAGCCGGGGTAACCGAAGGGCAGGCACTACAACCTGAAGCGCCGGATGTGGTAACCGAAGAGGTCGCTCCAAAAGTTACCGCAGACATGATGGTTGAGTTTATCGGTCAGGATGGTGCTAAAACGTGTGAGGAACTGGCGGGTAAGTTCGGCGTCAGTACTCGCAAGGTTGCTTCCACGCTGGCGGTGGTAACCGCAACGGGGCGGCTGGCACGCGTTAATCAGAACGGTAAATTTCGTTACTGCATGTCGGGGGGTAATTTACCAGCAGATCCGAAAGCCGCGCCGGTAACGAAAAATGATGGTAAGGCCTTTCCTCAGCCAGCAGGTGCTGCGTTACCAGTCCGGGAAGCCGCAACACAGGAAGAAATTAAAACAGAAACTGTGGCGGACATTGTGCAGCCGTTGCTATCGTTTACCGAAACGCAAGCAGATGAGCTGATTTTTCCGTCCCTGCGCAGGGCAAACCTGGCGCTGCGCAGGGCGAAAAGTGATGTTCAGAAGTGGGAGCGAGTCTGCGCCGCGCTGCGGGAGCTGAACAAGCACCGGGATATTGTTCGACAGATTACTGATTCTTCCCGCCGTGTTGTATCGGAAAAGTGATAGCCGGAGGCGCTTATGGCGAAACCTTTTACACACGAACAGCGTGAAGAACTGAAGGCCCGAATTATCGGGCTGGTACGCAAAAATGAACGCATGACGATATCACAACTGGAGAGAGCGACGGGAGCAGGCTGGCATTCAGTCAGACGTTGCCTTGTGGATGTACTGGCTTGTGGCGATTTATACATGCCCGGTAAATACGGTGTTTTTACATCAGAACAGGTGTATCGCGTATGGCGTAAGGCAGCGGAGAAAGCAACCGACCAGACATTGATTCGAAAGTTACCAGACGGAGAAATACGCCGCTACGACAGACAACAGAACATAATCTGTGGCGAGTGCCGGAAGAGTGAAGTTATGCTGCGTGTACTGGCGTTCTATCAGGGCAATTTTCAGGAGGCGGTACTGTGAGTGAATTAGCTATCAGGCTTCAATTGTCGCTGGCATTCGCATCAAAGGAGAATGAGATGACCACTTTTACAAAAGAGCAGTTAATCAGTCATGTTAGTGAAAATGTAAAGGCGATGAAATTTGCAGTAAAACAGACAGTATTCAAAAATTCTCTCGAGGCAATTGAGTTGGATTTAGCACTGGCCCTTGTTGCTCAGGCTTCGCTGGAAGCAGAGCCCGTGCTTTATATGAATCGATTTACCGGAAAGACATTCTCACTGGAAGAGCAACCCGGTGCTGATAAGGAACCGGAAATATACGTGCCGCTATATGCTGCCCCGCCAGACAGCGCCGCCATGCTTCAGGCTGGAAACTTTCGGGAAAATAAGGGTTCGTCAACCAATAATTTTCGGGAAATCTCGGAAACGTCAACCAACTATCCGGTAACTCCGGATGGTTGGATAAGCTGTAGTGAGCGAATGCCGGATGATGGTCAGCACGTAATTATTTTATGTGATGGCGCATTCGTTCTTTATGCGCAATATCGAGACGGTGAGTTTTTTGATGTAGTCCGTAATGGTGATGAATTTTTCGAAACACAGAGCCGCAATGTAACCGACTGGATGCCGCTACCAGAACCGCCGCAGGAGGTGCGCCAATGATCTGGCCTGAAGCCTTTGCAATTACAGGCGTTGCTATAGCTATTGATTTTTTAGTATATGTTATTTGTCGGTGGGGGTAAAAACGTTCGCCGGGATTCACACCAAAGGAGGGAATATGTCGGATGATATTTCACTGGCAATGGAAGGTGCTCTGGCTGTTATTGCTGTTGTGGGCGTTTACTGCCTGGTTGTGTTTTTGATGGATCGACTAGGGAACTGAATTCATTACGATATGGGAATTCCCATATCGGGTAAAAACGGTTTGCGGTAAAGCGAGAGTTAAGTAGAATTGCTGCGGGTGCTTGAGGCTGTCTGCCTCGGGCATGCCACCGTAAGGCAGACAGAGAAAAGCCCCAGTTAACATTACGCGTCCTGCAAGACGCCTAACATTAATCTGAGGCCAATTTCATGCTAGACATATGTAGGTTAGCCTCTTACGCGCCGAAAGGCAAGGAGAAGCAGGCTATGAAGCAGCAAAAGGCGATGTTAATCGCCCTGATCGTCATCTGTATCACCGTCATAGTGACGGCACTGGTAACGAGGAAAGACCTCTGCGAGGTACGAATCCGAACCGGCCAGACGGAGGTCGCTGTCTTCACAGCTTACGAACCTGAGGAGTAAGAGACCCGGCGAGGGAGAAATCCCTCGCCACCTCTGATGAATCAGGCATCCTCAACGCACCCGCACTTAACCCGCTTCGGCGGGTTTTGTTTTTTCCTGGCATTCTGGTTTACAATTCGCACGCCAGCCTGAACAACTGGCACCTGCTGCGCCAGCAGAGACAACCGATGGCGCACGATACCAAATTATACAATTCTGATGATTCTGCCGTCTTTGCCAGCAGGCGCGGACGGTGTTTTCACGCATTCAAATCTGACTGGTACCAGCATCCCCCATGCACTGAAGAACAGGCCGAATGGCTCATTCAGTGTTACCGCAGGCGCGGATGCGAGGTTAAAAAAGCCCTTAGCCTCGACTACCGTCACTGGATAATCTCCGTCAGGCTCCCTTACTCCGAACGGCCACCGCGTCCGTCCCGCACATTCCAGCAACGGATCTGGAGGTAATGTGCGGGTATTACTTCGACCTGTTCTGGTACCGGAACTCGGTCTGGTTATCGTTAAGCCAGGCCGTGAATCAATGTCAGCATTCCATAACGGCAGAATACTGGTGGAGCCGGAACCAAAAAGCATGCGAGCTCTGCCGTCCGGGGTTGTACCTGCCGTTCACCAGCCGCTGGCGGAAGATAAATCACTACTGCCATTTTTCAGCGATGAGCGGGTGAGCCGTGCTGCGGGTGGCGCTGGTGCACTGTCTGACTGGTTATTACGTCACGTGAAATCCTGCCAGTGGCTACACGGTGATTATCATCACAGCGAAACCGTCATTCACCGTTACGGTACCGGCGCAATGGTGTTGTGCTGGCACTGCGACAACCAGCTGCGTGACCAGACATCCGAATCACTCGAGCAACTTGCTCATCAAAACCTGTCAGCATGGATGATTGACGTCATCGGTCACGCAATAAGCGGTACGCAGGAGCGTGAATTATCTCTGGCTGAATTATCCTGGTGGGCGGTCCGCAATCAGGTGGCGGACGCGCTACCGGAAGCGGTATTACGTCGTTCGCTGGGGTTGCGTGCGGAAAAAATCCGCTCCATGTACCGTGAAAGCGACATCGTACCGGGAGAGCAGACCGCCACCAGCATACTGAAACAGCGCACAAAAAATCTTGCGCCGCTGCCTCACGCCCACCAGCAACAGAACCCACCACAGGAAAAGACGGTGGTCAGCATTGCCGTTGATCCTGAGTCTCCGGAATCTTTCATGAAACGACCTAAACGTCGCCGCTGGGTTAACGAGAAATACACTCGCTGGGTGAAGACACAGCCGTGTGCGTGTTGTGGTAAGCCAGCCGACGATCCCCATCACCTGATTGGTCATGGTCAGGGCGGAATGGGGACAAAATCTCACGATATTTTCACGCTACCGCTGTGTCGGGAGCATCACAACGAGCTTCATGCGGATCCGCTGGCGTTCGAAGAAAAGCATGGTTCTCAGGTTGATTTAATTTTTCGTTTTCTTGATCACGCCTTTGCAACTGGCGTGCTTGGGTAAAAGAGGTGACTGATGCTCATAGATTTGGTTTTACCTTACCCGCCGACGGTGAACACTTACTGGCGACGCCGTGGCAGCACATATTTTATCTCGGAGGAGGGAAAGCGTTATCGCCGGGCTGTGGCGCTTATTGTTCGCCAGCAGCGGCTGAAATTAAGCCTGTCCGGAAGGCTGGCGATAAAGATTATTGCCGAGCCACCGGATAAGCGCCGCCGTGACCTGGACAACATTCTGAAAGCGCCGCTGGATGCGCTGACGCATGCGGGGTTGCTAATGGACGATGAGCAGTTTGATGAAATCAATATCGTTCGTGCTCAGCCAGTATCTGGTGGACGTCTGGGGGTGAAGATTTACCCCATAATGCTTGAAGGGCAGGTCAAAAAATGAAACTGGAAGATTTACCGAAATACTACTCCCCAAAATCCCCCGGCCTGACTGATGCATCGGCCTCAACGTCGAAAGATACGCTGAGTATCACTGATGTGATGGCTGCGCAGGGCATGACACAGAATTGGGCTGAGATGGGGTTTTCTGCGTTCCTTGGGAAAATGGGCATTAGTATGAATGACAGAGAGCGGGCAACAGAATTGCTGACAGAATATGCACTCAGTCGGTGTGATCGCGTGGCGGCGTTAAGAAAACTCCCGGCAGAAATAAAACCGGCAGTGATGCGTATTATGGCTTCGTATGCGTTTGAAGATTATGCCCGTAGCGCGGCGAGCAAAAAACAGTGCCCCTGTTGTCACGGAAAAAAATTTATTGAAAGCGAGGTTTTTACAAACAAGATCCAGTATCCGGATGGTAAGCCGCCAGTGTGGGCAAAGTGCACAAAAGGCGTGTATCCGTCTTACTGGGAGGAATGGAAAAAAGTCAGGGAGGTGGTAAAAGTTGCCTGTCCGGA